TTGAACATCATTCTCGGACAAGTTTGCTTTCTTACCATCTAAAGCAAATAACTCCTTGAAGTGAACAATATAATATTGACCTTTCTTATGAAGAATATGGCAAGATTGATATAGTTTTTTTTCTTTCTTTGATGCGACACCAATACGAGTTAAAGTTTCTCGGACCTTAAGAAAATCATCAGGCTCCTTCAAAGAAACCTGAATCATATCCTCTTTTGACCAGACGATATCTTCGCTCATTTTTTCTTGCCCCCTTTATTCAGTTTATTTTTAATGACATTGAGTTGATCAGGAGTAAGAATGTTAAGAGCTTGTTTTGCTTTTTCGTTACTATATCCATAGTATTGCTTAACAGCATCCAAATCATTAATCTTCTGCTTCTTGTCCCAAGGAGAAAACCTTTTACGAGACCTGACGGTATTTATAAAGAAATCATACTGTAACTTATTATCAATATGCTGACACATATTCATCTCATTAGAATACATCACAGTATCCATGTGATGTGACATGCACTTGTTTACAATATATGCTGGATATTTCTTTTCCCATGCAGGATCATCAGACTGCATAACACTCTTCTTTGTGTAGTTGATAGAGTTAAGATAATCTTTTAGTGGATACCTTTCATCAAATGCCATAATTTAGAAGAAGCAATTCTTTTCGTTGTTTTTGATCACTCATATATGATCCGACAGATCTCATAGTATATGTCAAATCAAATTCCCCCGTTTGCCACCCATCAAATCTTTCTTTGATAAGTTGAGATGCATTATATGATATGAGTTGATGACCAACAAATCGGTCACACTTGATAGCAAAGTGGTCGTGATTAAATCCACTATGCATATTCCCTTTCTTACCATATAGATTAGATCCAATCTCATATGGTGGATCTAGATAAGTAAAAGTATTCTTATCATCAGTAAGGAGTTGCTCGTAACTAAGATTAGTAATCTTCCAACGTCTAATGATCTTTTGATACTCAGGAAGTTTATCTATTCCACGCATTGAGAAATTGGAATCAGACGCCTGCCTACTAAAGGATGAGGACTCAGTGAGACCAGAAAAAGAGCACTTGTTAACAACGTAAAAAGCAACAGCACGAGATAGGTTGGATGTTTGATCATTATTTAATATGTCCTTAGCATCTAAAAATAATTCTTTTGCAGATACTGGTTCTGGATGACGATACTTAAGTTGGACTAACTGATCACGGAGTTCTTGTCCTTGATCCTGAAGCACTCGCCAGAAGTTATAGAGTGGCACATACAAATCATTTACCCAGATGTCTAATTTAGGATATGTCTGAGTCATCCAAAGAGCAAAAGATCCACCACCAAGAAAAGATTCACGGTATTCAGTATAGTCATTCATGTCAGGCAAATACACTGCCATCTTTTTGATGGCACGAGACTTCCCACCAGGATAACGAAGAGGGGTTTTCAAAGAGGTCATAGAATGAGTTTCTTCTCGGGTGCTACAATGCGACTAAACATTTTATTATATTGCTCCACAAGGTTTGGTGCAGGTTGAGTAACATACATTACATGTGACATTGAAACTTCAATATCATCAACAGCAGGATCTTGAAGAGGTGCCCATGGGGCAAATCCAAGTTGTGTGCCATCTTCATTGACAGGCATTGCAACAATAGAATCTCTAATAATATAACTATTTGATTTTTCTTCTACTAGATCAGCAATTACATTCTCACCACTGATGAATCTAAAATACTTTACGGTCATTTGAAATTACACTCCAACATAATTTGAGTAAGGGCGGCAAGGAGATTGATCTCCTGGTCTGCAACAAAAGCAGACTTATATTGATACTCTGCAATGATTAACACTGCAGCAGCAACGCTAGGTTTGTCCATGATATCTGCAAGATTATCATAGACCTTGCGAAGAATAGCAGACGGATCACTATCAAGATTTTGAGTGACCCACTTCTTCACATCATTAAATTTCTTCTCCTTCAATGCGACTGTTAGGTCTTTAATATTAGCATCACCTAACGTCGCCAGAATACCAGTGTCGATAGACCCTGTGCTGGAATATCGCTGTAACTCATTGAGAGTTCTTCGGAAGTCTGGGAAGTATTTCTGGACGACTTCTGCCAAAACTCTAGGAGCGAAGGTGACCTTCTCGCGCCCGAGGATATCTTCACAGCGTTTAAAAAACTGAGCAGCAAGTTGTTGTTTCGTTTGCCCACGGACATTGAATTCTACAACCGTCGTCCTACTATGTAGGGGGTCAATAATTTTGTTTTTGAAATTACAAGTGAATATGAACCTACAGTTTTTTTGAAACTCTTCGATGCTGGCACGAAGTAGAAGTTGGACATCTGGTGTTGTGTTGTCTGCCTCATCGATGATAAGAACTTTGTGACGAGCAGAAGCAGTGAGAGACACAGTAGAGGCAAAGTTTTTTGCCTGATTGCGTACAGTGTCCAGGAATCTACCTTCATCCGATCCATTAATAACATAGTAGTCAGCACCCAATTCTTTACATAGTGCTTTAGCAATGGTAGTCTTACCAACGCCAGCAGTGCCAGAAAGGAGGAGATTAGGAATCTCTCCTTGATCAATGAAACTCTGGAAGGTTTCTTTCACATCGGCAGGAAGAATACATTCCTCAACAGTCTGAGGACGATACTTCTCTACCCATAAAAAATCATTCATAATAAAAGTGGTTATCAGTTGTTAGGCTCAAGTGCAATCAAATACTTCACGTTGTCTGCTTCAAAACGAGCAACGTTGTGCCTACTAATAGTAACATCATAACCCTGATTATAGAGTTTTAGATTCTCCATCTTAAAGCAATAGCAAAACTCATCATCAGTCTCACCAACTTCAATAGAGTAACTGTTAGAAGTTTCATTCTTCTTATCAGTCAGACAAAGATTCATAGTGCCTTCGTGACCGAAAAGACACAGATCAGGCACTCCACAAATAGACCATGCTTTACGAATCTGTTGAAGGACGGGTGCTTCAAGACGGAATCTCACATCTTCAGTAGGAAGATCAACATTCTTTTCAGGTGGTTGGACAATAATGTCAGGATCTGAATAGAAGAATTTTACCTTAGAGCGACCAGTAGGAGTGCTGATAACAAGATGCTGATCTGCATCGGTATCAATGACAGGTGTGCCTTCAAATAAATTGAAGACCTGAATCAATGATGGAAGATCATAGATTGCCATGTTGCGATCAAAGGTCTCTTCAACCTTTGCTTTGGCAAGAATATTCTTATTCAGACTCAGAGTCTGAATCTGATTGCCAGGTTTGATAACAATCGATTTGTTGATTGTTGAAAAATTTTGCAGGAGATCAATAGTCTCTTTAGAAATTACGGTCATTGAGGGTAGGTTTCGGTAACTTTAGTTTTGTCGGAAAAATGTAGGAGGAGTAATCCGTAGTGTAAGATCTTAATGATATCACGACGGGCAGTGCCCTTGCGATCATATCGTGAGGCATACTTTAAGATGTTGCTACGGCAGAATGCCTCAGCGTCTCCACATGCTTCGATCAAGTCTAGCGTTTGAATCTCATCGTTGCCAGCAGAATAGTGTTGTCCATAAGTGCCAGCAATATAGTCGCGCAACTCCTTGAGAAGCGCATCTTCATTGTACTTCATAATCAAATGGTTTCTTCTTCTTCATTATATTCGGAATCTTCTCCTGCGTCAACCTTTGTATAGAGATCCAGGAAAGATTGTTTTGTATCGTCATCAAAACGATTCACACACTTAGTGATAGCATCAAGACGATCACCAAAGATATCATATGCCTGCACAATATGCACTAAGCGGCGAGTGGTAATGATCTCATCACATCCACCATCAAAGAAAGTTTTACGAATTGCTCCTGCCCACTTAATCAGGTTGTCTGCAAAGTCTGGATCACAACCAGCATTTAGCAGGATCTTAGTTTCTGTCGCATTAGTAGGATACTCTTGCTCGAAGGTAATTGGGAAACGCTCAAGGAATGCTTCGTTGAGCATGTTTGTGCCGATGAAGCGACCATCATCAGATCCCTTACCTTTAGTATTTGCAGTTGCAATAACATTGAATCCAATAGCAGGACGGACATACTTACCAATCTTCTTAAGGAAGATACCTTTACCCTCTAGCACAGACTGGAGACACAAGATCTTATTAGATGCCAGGTCAATCTCATCTAGAAGCAACACAGCTCCCCGCTCCAGAGCTTCAACGACAGGACCATTATGCCAAGCAGTTTCGCCGTTAACAAGACGGAAACCACCAATAAGATCATCCTCGTCGGTTTCAATGGTAATGTTAACCCTAATCAACTCTCTATTTAGAGCAGCACATGCTTGCTCAACAGAAAGAGTCTTACCATTACCAGACAGACCAGTGATGAATGTGGGGTAGAAACGACGTGATTGAATGATCTTTTTGATATCCCCGAAGTTTCCATAGGAAACATAACTAGCATCTTTGTCTGGGATGAGACAAAGATCTACACTATCATTATCGTTTAATTGCTTTTCAAGTTTTTCAACAACAGTCAAATTCCACTTACCACGACCAATTTTATATTCTTCCAGTTTCTTACATGCAGTTGGGTATGAGATTTCTAAAACTTGCGCTGCAGCACGGACTTGATTAGTGTCAATCTCAGTGCCATACCCAGTCGTCAAGCAGTCGATCAGTTGATCAGTAGTGACGCGATGCATTGCTTTCCTCTTGATTACTTTGTAATTATAGCAGGTCTTGGGTTGGTTTGGGTCAAACCCAAGACGGTTTACGATGTGGCACACGCAGATAGTTGAAAGATGTTCATTGAAATACTGCTGTTACTCCCATGACAGTTGCTCCAGGGTTTCGTGCCAGAGCAACTTTTTTAGCATCGTTATAGTCTGTAGCAATCATAACCTCCTCAAAGATTGTGCCTGCTTTAAATAGTTTTACTTTACACTTCATGCGATTTGCTCAATAAATGCGTTAAGGATAGTTTTGTTTGTCATCTTTGACTTCATATGCTTTTTAAATGCACGAGTCAATTCTGCTTTGGTAACAACTTCTTTCTTTTGTTTTACCTCAAGATCATCAGTGCCTACACCAATATACTGGTTTGGCATGTAAAACTGTTTGGTAAATCCACTTTCGTCACCAACCTCAACAAACTTTTCTTTTGTCCACTGCTTTGAATACTTCTCAATGTCTACACCAAAGTGGTTGAGGCAGCGAGTCATATCAGATTTGGAGCAAAGACGAATACCAATCCAGTTATAATCGGTAATCTCTTTATAGAAAGATACAATCTCTTTTGTAGTATCATAAGGACAGGTATTTAGACGACGAGAATATCCAGTAACAGGATCTCTAAGGATAAAAATTTTGTTGCGATTATGGCAAAGATACTCTTTACGCATATCACCTTCACGATAAGATCCTTCAGGAAAGGTAGTCACAAATCCGAGCGGATTCGCTTCACCGTCAGTAAGTGAAATAACATTCACCTTCTCCACTCTGTCAATAGATTTTAATTGCTTGACTGCTTCTCGCATACACATAGTCGCTTCTCCTAAAGGAGTGCCACCAAGAGAATACTCTGTCAAAGATCGATGTCCAGTATAATTATTCTGATCCCATGCTTGTGCCCAAACATTTTTCATTTGTGTATCTAGTTGCTTTGCATTCATCCTAGATGAAAAGAATTCAAGCAATCGAAAATCTTCTCCAATGTGAAGAGTGTGGTCATCACCAGCACCAGTATCACACTCGGAGCGAATACTCATGTATCCACTTTGGAAAGCATAGACACGGAAAGCAATACCAACCTTACGACAAAACCAAATTAGATTATAAGTTTGTTTTAAAGTATCAATCAATACGTTTGCCATAGATCCAGACCAATCTATAAGTAGGATCAAACCATGATTCTTGCCATCAGGAATCACCGTTACTTTCTTGAAGATATCTTCATTGTAACGATAGGTGTGAAGTTTGTTAGTGTCAAGGACACCAGTGCGAGAAGTAGCAGCACGGGCATATTGATCTGCAGACTTCTTCATCTCAAACTGCTTGACCAGATAGTTTACAGATTTCTGAGCAGACTTTTTATATTCTTCACACTTACTGTATGTAAAATTTAAAGCATTTTGATAATATTCTGCGTCTTGACTAGTATTGAAATCTCTTTCATGGAAAAATTCATTAAATTTAGATTGAATAGTTTTCCAAGTGACAACATAATTTTGCAGATTTACCTTAGGAAGATCCAGATAAATCCACTCCTTTGCATCATCATCTATAAGAGTTTCTAATGCTTCTTGCAGTGCAGAATCCGTCATAGACAGGGTTTCATCAAAGGATGATCCGCCTTCATATGAAGGTGTATCTAGATCAGAATCATTTCTATCTGCATCAGAGTCATCCTCTCCTGCACTTTCTCCTTGATCGAATTCCGAATCGTAATTATATTCTTCTTGATCGCCAGAGTTATAGTCTCCCGATTGGGATTGAATTTGTGCTTCAACTTTCTTTTCTTGCAATTCTTTAGCATACTCATACAATTCTTCTGCAAGAGTAATGACCTCATCAAAAGTATTTGTATTAGAAGCACGAGTAACCCACACCATTTCTTCATCAGAAAAGGGCATATTAGGATTACCTTTAAAATATAAATTAATACGATCAATTAAAGGAAGATCTGATGGATCCGAATCTTTGACTCCAAAGAAATCATCTTGCCACAATTCACGATAACCATCAAAGAAAGATCTACGAAGACCAGGATAGGTGCGCTTCATCATCTTTTCGATACGAGCATCTTCTAAGACATTTACAAAATCTTTAGGAGCATTTCCAAAATCGACAGAGGGTGTATAAAGAGCATGTCCCACTTCATGTCCTACCAAAAGGTCATAGACAGTATTGGATGCAGTCTTCCAGATAGGAAGGATCAACACACGATTACTCACATCGAAACAAGCAGTGCTGACTCTACGATGCTCTACCTTAAGATTTTCCGTTGCGAGGAGACGAGCTAGATTACCTTTGACTTCTGTGTTGACAGTCATGTCTTCTCTGCGTTTACTCATTTATTATAGCACTGTCGTCAAGGTGTAGGGACACTACAGGGACACTTTGGTTACTGGACCAATGCGAGCATTCCCTTATCGCTCATAAAATGTAAGGTTTCTTTAAGAGTGCCACGATGGTGCATTCCCAAAGCAATCATAGGATACTGTGCTTCAGATCCAAATTCATCTTTAAACTGATTTTCTGTAAAGTCTTCATCAACTTTATAAATGATCGTGTCATCGATATGAATTGCATTCATAAGAGCTTCTGCTCTTTCACATTCCATATTACCATTACTGTAAATGATTGCTTTCATTTTGGTTTCGTGAGTAATCCCATGTTTATATAGTATCAATTATAGCAACTCATTTCACATTTGCAATAACCCAAGATCTCATACCGAATGGTTTGTCAGCAATCAAAGTCTGAGTTAGTTCTGCTACATCTGGTGGCACAACTAAACAGAATCCAATACCACAGTTGAATACATTACGCATCTCTTCCTCAGCAATATCTCCTGCCT